TTTGAATAACCAGCTTCATAACCTAAAGCAGTTTGATCAGCTCCTGTATTTGAATGACCAGCCCAATACCCTAAAGCAATTTGATGAGCTCCTGTGTTTTGATAACCAGCCAAATGCCCTAAAGCAGTTTGATCAGCTCCTTCGTTTTGATAACCAGCCAAACACCCTAAAGCAGTTTGATTAGCTCCTGTGTTTGAATAACCAGCCATATACCCTAAAGCAGTTTGATGGGTTGATGAGATTTGGTTCACTAAGTTTTTTATTAAATGTCCAAGTCCCTGTAATAGTTTCACTTGCTGATTTATCTAAAAGATTTGCTTCTGTAATTCCACCAATAGAAGTAACTGTTAAAGCACCAAATGTTGGGTCATCATCGGTAGCCAATGACTGGTCTAATCCACCTAAATATCCCCATTGGGCGTTGGTAATTGTTACCGAGTTTATATTGGAAAGTTGAGTTTCCTCGTTCGATGTTATATCCGAAATATCTTGTAGACTTAAACCATCTATTGCTGTCTTAACTGCTTTTTGTGAGGGATAATAGGTATCAGAATTATCTGTAAGGTCTGTTTTTTTATTGCTAACATCTTCCTTATCATCTTGAAGTTCTGTGATTATCTCTGCTGTTAATCTTAACTGAACAACTTTTCCTGCTTCATGGCTACTCGCAGAAGTTCCTTCCTTAGCCCTTTCTACTGTTAAAGTATCATTTGTTCTTAAAGAGCAAAGCAAAATCTCATCTTCTATCGTGATATGAAAATTGGAAGAAGGATATTTACTTCCCTCACCAGTTTGAACATCTAAAGAAGTATCAACATCACTTATACCCGATGCTAAAGTAGAGGTAGCATTGTTTGTAACATTTAAATAACTCATTTTTTAATATACATATTTCAAACTATTTCATTTTGTTAGATTAGCTAAATGTTATTTCAAGCTCTAAATCCCAAACCTGCCCAGATGTCTTCGTTCCCTCGTCTTCAACCTTTCTATTTAGGAGGTCTCCATCTGTTTCTGCATTAAGAACTCCAAACTCTTGCCATTCTTGATTAGCAGTATCCCCATCAAAACTTGATTTCCAAGTTATTTTCTGGTCAGTTCCATATGTGGGATAGCCATCTTCCATTGCCTCCTTTACTCCTGCTGTAAATGTTGACTCTGTATTAGAAGCAGAAGCAGCCCCATTTCCAGTTCCAACGATAAGATAAGCATTTGTATTGTCATACTTTGTTCCCGATGCAGAAGAACCAATAATTGTAAGGATTTCATTTATCCCTTCATTACAAAGAATATTTCCCTTGAACTCTACCTTCTCAAATGAATTATCTTTCTCCTTGTCTTCTTTGCTTTTGTATTTTGTAATCCTCCAAATAGGATTTTCAAAAGCTTTTTCAATTTTTTTCTTGTTCATTTTTTTTGATTTCTTTTTTTAATTCTTCAGCGACTTTAATGTATTTTTCAGCTGTTTCTATATTAATCTCTCTATAAGACCCAGCAACGGGGTCAAAGAAAGAAACTTTTTTGTTGTCCTTGTCCATAAAATTGTTTTTTTTTACTTAACTTTTAATAGGTAGGTAGGGGTTGAATCTACCCACCTATTATTAACCAACTTAAGCAGAACTTGCAGCTGTCGTAAGTTTCGTTATTGGCACATTTAAAGAAGTAATAACTTCCATGTAACCAACTCTCTCAATAAATCTCATTGCCTCTCTGTCAGAAGTAATAAGATTTATATCTCCATTATCATCAACACTTCTGACTACACCAGCATTGAACCTTTGGGCTCTAATCGCACCTTTGTATCCCATAATACAACCTTTCTTAAGGTCTCCATAAAGAATAAATGAAGTGGATTTAGCAGAATCGCTTATAGAAGGCATTGCCTCTACAAGAACGAAAGGCTTATCCCAAATGGTAGCAGGAAGTCCTCCTGAAGGTCTTTGGTAGATGTATTGTCCATTGTCATCGGTCAGTTTCCTAATCGTGCTTAAAATCGTTCTGTCCATGAAATACTTAGCATTTGATTGAGCTCCTTGTGGAGTTGAATCCTGCATGTCTATAAGGTCATCAGCATCAACATCTCCGAATGAAGTTCCATCTATTATAACTTCATTAACATTTGAAGATTCTAACAAACCTGTAAATCCACCATAGGTTGTAGAACCATCACCGATAAAGAATGCTTCATCTTCTTTCTTGACAAACTGCTCGGCTACTCTTCCTGCAATAAAGGAGAACAAATCAATCTCTTCTTCTTCAAGAAGTTCTGCTGTCAAAGTAACGATAGAAGCAAGTTTCTTCAATTCAAGAGTATTTTGTCCTAAAACAACTTGGCTTGAATCAATTTGAGAACCCTCATCTGTCCAAAAAGCACTAACATCAGTTACAAGTTCATTCGCCTTATAACTATTTTTAGTCAATTGGTGAGTTGTCATTTCTCTTCTTGCTACACCATACTCGGTAGTTAAGTGTCTTATTTCAGCACTTAACTCACTATCAACAGCATATCCAGCATAAGGAGAGCTTTCATCATCGGTTGTCATTTCTTTCAATGTGACTCTATCTTCTTCAAGGACTGCTTTACAGAATTTCCTTAAGCTTTCATTTTTTTCTTTTCTTACCGTTTCTTTCTGAACTTTCTCGTTGTAAATTCCTGCTCTTGCTTTTTTCTTTTCTACTTCTGATTTAACAATCTTTTCCACTTCTGCTTTTAACTCTTCTTTGATTTCCCCTTTTGCACCTTCTCCATAAGTATCCAACAGCTTCTTAAAGCTCTTTTCAACTTCTTCACTATCTTCTTCTTCCTCATCCTCTTCTTCTTCGGTGTTTTCCTCTTCTTCTTTAGTTTCGTCTTTTTTGATTTCTTTTTCTTTTTTGTTCATGTTTTTTTTACTTGTTTTTTTTAACGACTTTTACTTTTTACCAATTTTCTAATTGCTTTATTAAAAAGTCTTTTTCTCTTTGCTCTGTCGTTTTTAAAACGAGTTTCAACCTCAATTTTCTCGCAAAGCTGACTTAATAAAGAAGCAAAATCTTGGTTTCCTTTATTTTTTTTGACCTCTTTCTCTTCTGGCTTGTCAGAATTGTCTTCTTCCTCTTCTGAATTACCATAAACTCCCTCCAGTAAAGCAAGGTCACCATCCCATACATACTCAGAATTGCTTATAGTAATGGAATCAGTCCCTACTATATTTTCTTTCTCAACATCAACCTCAGGAGTTTTTTCCTTAACATGGTCTTCTTTACTTTCTCCCTCTTGCTCACGAGGAGGAGTTTCTTCTTTCTTATCTGCCTTCTCTTCTCCTATTAATTTTTCAACATTAATTCCTTTTCTTTTCGCAAGAGCCATAGCATTACTCGGGACAGATACGGTTGATATTTCCAATAATTCACTTTTTATTATTTCCCCCTTATCACTAAATTCTTTTGGGATAAATCCTACACTAAAAGCACTTAAAAATCCCCCAGCATATAAATCAAAAATAATCTTTGCTTTAGGGTTTTCAGCTACTGCAAACTTAACTTTTCCTTCAAGTTGTTTGTCTTTAGTTGTTTTTATATCTTCAACTTTTCCGATAACTTCTGTAGCATCTCCATATTGATGGCTATTTATAATAACAGGATTCTGTTTAAAGTTTTTCAAATCCCAATCCTGTCTGACAATATCTCCATGTCTATCCTCATCTTCTGTAGAAAATGTAGCATACAAAGAACCATTTTCTTCGTTGATGGATTCATGGTCTATATTTATTTTTGCTTTTTGATACAATTTTTTCATATTACACAACGACAATTAATTATTTCCGAAGCAACACCTTTAGGGTCACCTGGATACATCAATCCATTTGAGAAAGGCATGTCAATCGGCTTTTCTTCTCCGTCTAACATCTGATGACTTGGTCTTGTTACTTCATCCATCACAGCCACCCAAATCTTAATCGGAGTATTTGTTTGTTTATAACCTTTTAAATCTGCATGATTTATCACAGAATGAACTTCTGTTCTCGCTATTGTTTTAGTTCTTGACTTTTCAAAGTTGTCATATTTATCTCCTATCCTTTCTACTAACTCATTTCTTGTTTCCCCTAACTCTACACTTTCAGCGACTTCTTTTGTTATATCCTTATAAGTTGTTTCATTGATTTCCTTTGTAAAAGTTCTTGTTCTTTCATTTACCCAGCTTTCAGCATCAGAATCTAACACGAATTGTTCTCCTCCCATTCTTTCAACAGCACTCTGTCCTTCCTCTTGAAAAAACTCCCTCAGAATTGGCTCAAAAATACTAATACCAACCTTCGTTTCCTTGTCTACATCAAATATCTCGCTTTCTATCCCCTTTTTAAAAGACTTTATCTCTTCAAGGCTATCTACAACCCTTTCTTTTTGTCTTCTAAAATACTTTATAATCTCATCTTCTAAAACCTCTTCCTTTCTGTCCATTTTTCTTATAGCAATTTTTTCATAAAGCCTTCTTTTTTCATAACTCTGAAATGGATGGCTAAATGACTTTTTCTTTTCTTCTTTCTCTCCTGAAAAAGACAAAGGAACTTTATTGATAGGAACTAATATTTCATCTCCCCCATTAACTGGCTCAAGCCCTAACCTTTCTCTTTTTTCATTTGTTGTTAAGGCAGACACTTCATCAGCTATTTTAAGGTTTTGTCTTTTCTCTTCTTGGTCTTCCCAGATAATATCTTCATAAGAAAGAACCAAATCATCGGGAACAAGGAATTCATTTAAATTATTTACCAAATCATCAAGCAAGGGCTTCACTGTAAATTTCATAAATATCTTTTGTGATTCCTCAGCATTGCTATACTTAATATCTGTTAGATTTGATAAAACAGATTTAGGAACTTCAGTAAGAACACAAATGTCATCAAGTGTAGCGCTCAAACTTTCCAAATAAGATAACTCTGTCGGATTTAACCCTATCTTTTCATAGTTAGCATCCCCTCCTAAGAATAATGGCTTTCCAGCATTTTCAGCCCCAGCAAAGTGTTCTTCATACCTTCTTTTCATTTCCTTAATCTGCTTTTCTGTTAATCCATTTTTAGTATCAAACTTGAATATCCCTTCAATTTTTCCTCCATTTGAAAGTATTTTGTTTTGGTATTCCCTTAACTGAACTTCAGTTTCAATAGTTCTTATTCCTGCTTTTATTAAACTAACAGGATTAAGTTGATTCTTGGGGTCGGGGGTATAGGTTCTAACAACTTCATCTGAAGGAATCTTAAGTGTTTTATTTCCTGTATGGTATTCATACAACTCAACACCTCCTTCATCATCCCTAATTGTTTTTACCCTGCCCGGTATAAGCAAATGTAACTCTTCTATATTTCCCTCTTTGTTAAAAATCTCTCCCCTAAAGAACATTCTGATAAAGTCTTCCCCCTCTAAATCTTTATAAATCTGATATAATCTCCAAAACTCTGTCCCAGCCATTACTTTATTTGGCTTTTTAAGAACATTTAATATGTTTTCTGCTCTCTTGCTATTAACCTCTTCTCCTTCTTTATTAAGTATCTTAAACTTTACCTTACTGACTTCCCTTGCTCTTTTTTCTATTGCCTTATTTAAATATAGAGATATTTCGTTAATATCAAGGGGACTTTTTTTATCAAGGCTCCTTACACTTCTATAGTTAGTTTCAAAAAGACCAGAAAGACCAGACGATTCTTCCGAAAAAGATTTCTTAAGATAATTGTTTATCCTTTTAAAAATATTCATAAAAAAAAGACCCCCTGTTAAGAGTCCTTGTTCTTCAAGGATTTTTTATATTTAGTTAATTCAACATAGCATTTTAAATCAATCGTGTCAACTACCTATATTATAGGTTCTGTCTTTTTCTTTTACCTTTAGAGAAACAACCTCTCCTTTCTTGATTATAAATACAACCTCCATACTGCCATACTCAATCTTTTCCACTTTGTCTTTTATAACAGAAAACCACCTTTTCTCTTTACTTGTTTCTAATATTTCGCATTGTCTAATTTCATTAAACTTCATACAATTCCAACGAAAGCAGGTCTGTAGAAGGTTAAAGAAACTGCATCGGCGAAGTCACTTGACTTCCCTCCTGTTCTTTTTTTCATTTCTTCTTTAGCCTCTACCTGAATCCTTCTTTCCCCCCTATGTGTTTTGTATTTTATCCAAGTAAGTTGTTCCCATCCCTCTTGTTCTGAAACAAAAGCATTAGGAATCCAACTTTTAACATCCCAATATAATTCTGCTTTAAGATTAAAAAATGTTTCACTATCTCTCGCCTTTTCCCCGACAGCCACACCATTTACCCTATGCCCTAACTCTTTTAATCTATCGCTTACCCCTCTTCCCACACCTACATCATCAATTGCTATATTCTCATCTTCTATTCCATACTCTTTTTTTACTCTTAAAATCTCTTCAACATTTACCATTGTGTCACTACTCTTATTCCAATTCCAAAAGAAAGCAACTCTTCCCTTTCTTAAACAATAAACATTATAGTCACCCCCTGCACCTATATCCACTCCAAGCCTTATATCCTCTTTCTCTTTCTCCCATAACTTCTTTAATTCTTCCTCACTTTTTCTTTTTATATCCTTACTCATTACAAGAGTTCTGAACCCTCTTTCATCTATAACAGAAATATCGGGGAACTCGCACTCATAAAGGATTCCTGCCAATGGCTTTTTTAGAGCTCTTTCTACAAACTTTTCAGAATATCTGCCCTCTTTTAAAGCAACATGGTAATCTATAAAAATGCTTTTAATGTCTGGGTTCTCCCAATCACTTTTCAAATGAGTATAAGGAGATTCTCCATAAAAAGGATTTCCTAACTTAGCATAAAAATATTCATCACTCTGCCCTGCCACCATTCTGAAAATACTTGATTCTGTTTTATCTGTTATAAGTCCTGCCTCATCTAAAATAACAACTTTTGCCCCCATTCCCATAGCACTCTGAAAACTTTTTAAAATACTACTCTCTCCTGCACTTAAGACATAAGCACCCCCTCCATTTTTTAACACTATTCTTTGCTTACTTTCTTCCTGTCGTAATCTTTCTAATCTTGTATTCTTTTCTAACTGGCTATAGAATATTTTATCATCTCCGAGATGCTCTATATAATATCTCATTATAATCTTAGCTTTTTCCTTGTTCGAAGCAACTATAGCAACCAATATCCCTTCAATACAACTTAACATCAAAACAGCCAAAGCAGTTATCAAACTCTTTCCATATTGAGTACAACATAGAACAACTAACTCTTTTTCTGGCCTGAATACAAGATTATAAAAAATAACCTTTTGCCCTTTAGTTACTAACTCATCTGCAGGTCTATTATCTATTTTAAAATAACTCAAGAGCAAATTCGTTGCCATTAACTGCTCATCATTTAGATTCTCCAGTTTCGGCTTTAGCATTTTTTCCTCTTATTATTTTTAACAAAGAATTAATCTTATCTCTCTGTTCATTAATGTCTTTAGAATCTGATATCTCTAATGTGTTCCTATTATAATCAGGATGTCTTGTTTTTAAATAAAATATCAAACAAGCATTGTCTTCTTCGGCTATCTTTTTATATAAAACCCTTTCAGCAAAATCATCCATATCTTTCTTTTTTTCCTCCCTTAGCTCGTCTGTCTTTTTCTTGAACTCTTCATCTTCTTTCCTCCACTCATAAAATGTCTTTCTTGAAATATCAGCCTTCCGGCAAACATAACCCACAGTCACTCCTTTCGTGACCTTAAATAATTCTATTATATTCTCTTTTGCTTTTTCCTTTTCTTCTATCTTCATCCTTTTTATAAAATAACTTTGTTACTTTACATACTTAACAATACCTATAATAAGTTGAATCATCTCTGAGAAAGTCATATTTGAATAATCAGTTCCAAACTCTTTTATTGTAAACTCCCTCATTTCTTTTATTTTATCTTTTCTTTTCTCGGATAACTCAAATAGTTTAGGATATTTTTCTTTCAATGCTTTATATGCTTCAGCACTTTCCCCTAAGTGCCAAACCTCCTCCCAAGCATCTTTTTGTTTTATTTTTCTCGTTCCTCCTTTTTGTTCATCTTTAACTTCTATATCTTCATCCCCGAAATCTCTTTTTACTTCATTTAATCTATTGCTCACATCTTCTTTTAATTTGCTTATCTCTTTATCTAATTTTATTAACTTTTCTATGTTTTTATTTGTAACTTTCATTAGTTTTGTATTTTATTATTTTATCGGCTTTTAATTCATAGACATTTTTATCAAGATAAATAATTCTGTCTATGTCTTTTTTTTTAAACAACTTCTTAAAGAAAGTATCCCTTTTCCTCAGTTGTTTGTATTCTGTGCTATTATTTTTTCTACTTGTTTTAACATATATGTCAGGAGTATATGCTACCTTCCACTTGCTATCCTTTACTTTTAAGAAAAAATCAGTATGTTCTCCCTGTATTTTAATATCATTATCCCATTTTAAATCTTTAAATATCTCTTTCCTTGCCAGAAAAAAGTTTAAAACAGATTCAGTTTGCCTATAAGATAATCCTTTATGTTCTTTCCACTTACTTTTTAATGGTAAATGCCATAAATCTCTTCCTTTTCGTTTCCAATTATGCTCAAAGTGTATTTCTTGCCCATCTTCTTCTTTTACCATTCCTCCTATAATTCCAAACTTTTCATTTTCCTTTAAAAAATCAAGCATCCTTCCTAACATTATATCCTTTTCAAGAAAGAAATCATCGTCTAAAAATAATAAGAACTTTGCCCTGCTATTCTTAACTAAAAAGTTTCTTGTCTTGCTTAAGCCATAATCAAAAGGAACATTGAATGCTGTCGGCTTTACCATCATGCCTTTATCATAAAGCTCTTCCCAAAGTTTTTTATATTCCTTAACACTAAATCCTTTTCCTTGGTCTGCTATTAGTATTCTAACATAAGGGTAGAATTTAACAAGCGAGAAAAGTAAAGACCTAAGGGCTTCTTTTCTCATCATCGTAGGAATTAAAATATTTACCTGATTAAAATCTTTAAAACCCTCTCCCCAAAGACAAATTCTTCCATTAAGGCCAAGACTCCAGCAAAGATTATGTTTTTTCCCGAAGTAATCACTATCCCCTTTTCTTTTTCTGTATAAAGAGTATTCTTTTTTATTTTTAACAGAAACCCATACTGGCTTATGAATAACAATCGCATTTGGGTAGAAATAAATCTTTTTCCCTGCTTTTTTAAGAGAAATAAACCAATCTGAATGTTCCGAAGCAACTTTTATCTTTTCATCCCATGTTATTTCCCTACAAACACTTGTCTTTGCCACAAAAAAATTAAAAGTTATATCACATCTTATTGCTCTTTTTTTCTTATGTGTCTGATTATATAGCGAAACTTTTTTTACCTCCTCTTCTGGTATCTTTCTGTATTTAAGAAAGTTCTCTCCTATCTCTATAAATCCCTGATAATTTTTAACAGAACCTTCTCTTATCCTTCCTCCCACCAAATCCATATCTTTTTCTTTGATTAAATCAAGCAATTCATCAACTTTTGCATTCTTATCATAGTAAAAATCATCATCCCCTACACAAACATATTTTGTTTTTACTTTTTTAATGAGCTTATTCCTTCCCTTTGTTACACCACTATCAAAAGGTAATTTGTAGTATTTCGCTTTATTTTCTTTTAAAAAGTCCTCCTTTTCCTTTGTTTTTTTATTGTTCTCTCCAACCAGAATAGAACATTCCCATCCATAAGTTTTTCTTAACGATTTAATACATTCAAATAAGTATTCATCTCTTAAAAATGTAACGATTATAAAGGTTAAATCTTTCATATCTTTTTATTAATTGCTCTTATATCATCGGAATGAATTTTCTTATCATGCTTAACAAAATGAATAGGTATGTTGAACTGCTTAGCCTCCCAATCCTTGTTTTTATACTCTTCCCCGACGAAAATAACATCAGGATTAAAACATTCTATTGCTTGTTTTTTTGTAAAATAATACGACTGTGGAATCACTTTATTGCACAATCTTCTAACTATTAACATTCTTTCCTCCCAAGACAATACTGGAATAGCATTTTTTTTAGTTTTTATATAATAATCGTCACTTACTCCAACAATTAAGAACTCACAATTTTCCTTTGCCTCTTTTAACACTCTTAGATGTGCCTCTGTTAGTCCATCCCAACAACCCCAAGCAATACCAGTTTTATATCTCTTCATAGCTGTTAACTATTGATTTGTCAGAAGTATAACAATTGTAATCAAACCTGTGTATCTTTGTTCTCCAATCTCCATACCTCCAAGAAAGATATTCGTCTATCTTTTTTGGAATATAATGGTCTTCCCCATAAAAAGGAATCTTAGTCAACTCTTCTACAAAACTATATGGAATCTTTTTATAAACAACATCCTTTCCCTTAAAGATAGTCCACCATTGATATTCCCCCTTTTTTCTTTTAAACATTAAATCAACCTTCCCTTCATCTCTTTTAAAACTAATTTGTGATGTGCAGGGGCTTCCTAATCTTTTTTCATATTTTTTTCTGTCCCAAATATGATAAACCTCAAATCCCTTTTTTTCAGCAAGTTTTATTGCTCTATTAACCTTTACCCAATTTTTAATGTCAGTCGTCAGGTCAATATCATCTTGGTCCTGAAGGCAAAAATCATTATCTCTATATGCACCGAGAAGAGTCCCTCCATCTAAATAAAATATAATCCCTAAGTTATCAAGAATCTCTTTAATATCGCTAAGATTCTTTCTGGCTTGTTCTTTTGTAATCATAATGGCTTAATGTCAATTAACTTAAACCCTTTATATTTCTTTTTTAACTTTTCTACCTGAATATCAATCCCTTTTCCCTCGTCTATTATATCAGCACTTTCATATACACTAAAATAAGGAGAATCCTTATCCTTTACACTATATGAGTATTTTATAAGATATTTTTTGTTCATATTCTTGACAATTTTAATTTAAAGTGTAATAATACTTGACAAATCCCGTCATAATGGTAATAAGATAAAAAACTAAAAACTATTTTGTGCCTCCCTGTGTCCAATATTCGGTAGGGAGGCTTTTTAATACCTTAAGATAACCTTTGCTTGTGAATACTCTTCTTTCCCACCAATAACTCTCTCCAAAAACTTATCTTTATTTAACCCAGATAATCTAAAAACCTCTTCATAGCTCATACCAAGTTGCTTTTTTATTTCATCAACATCCTTGCCTTCTTCTAATAAACTTTTAATTATATTCTCCATTGGGCTAAGTAAATGTTCTCCCCTCGCCCTATTATGAGTTATAGTCCCATAAATATCTTTTGCCTTATCCTCATGTTTTACTATTACTACTGGAACTTTTTTATTTAGCATGGAAACTAAAGGTTCTCTTTTTGCTACTGTCCACCTATGAAAACCATCTATTATAGTATAATCAGGTCTTACTACTATCGGTAAGGTCCAGCCATTTTCTAAAATTGAATTTTTAAGTAATTTTAAATTATTCTCATTTACTTTATTGGGATTATAATCATTTGCTTTAAGCTTATCTATATCTACTATTTCTACATTAGAAACAGGTTTTAATAAATCTTTTTTCATGAATTTAAACTTTTTCTTTTTTTAACCTTTGTAATACAGCCATAAGAATTGCTCTCGTGCTTCTTTTTTTGACATCTCCTGCCTTTAAGGTAAGGTAAAGCTTTTTCCACTCTCTGCTTATCATTCTCCCTCCAAATCTCATTATTATTATCTTTATTTCTCTAACAATAGCACTATGACTTTTTTCTCTTTCATATTTTTTAATCAGTTTGAAACATTCTTTTTTATAATCTATGTGTTTCTTTTCATCTTCCTTCTTGTTTTGACCCGAAGGCCTTCTAAACATTTCACTATCCCAATAAAGACAAGCAAGATAAGCATTGGGTTCTCTATTCATTACCCTGTCCATTAGATTATGGTCATACTGATTTAATTTTTGTAAAACTCTTGCAGTATCAATACTGAAAAATTGACTAATTCTTAATCTTTTAATAGGAGTTCCTACCTTGTAAAGATTAATATAGGTTTCGGGAAACTCCAAATCATTATCTTTTATGTATTTCCAAATATCAGTATCATCCCAATCATAAATCGGATATGTCATATTATTAGGAGAGATACTATCATTATTCATTGAAATAGCATTAGCTATTGAATATCTCCTGTGGACACTTTCAGCCATTCTAACTCCAACCATAATAAGTGAATCCTTGATAGCTCTACGAAAAAAGTTTTGATAAGTATCAATTCTTTCTTTTAATAATGGATGATTTGTGATAGCGAAATCAGGCATACTCCTTACCCACTTATCTTTGTTAGAAGAATCCCAAGTTATGAATGATTCATCTTCAGAAAGACTATTAAGGCAATTATAATGTTTTACTTGAATACAATACCACTCAAACTTAACCCCTAACCTCAAAAACCTTTTTCTCCATAGCTTCACTATGTCTATTACATCATCAAACATAGCTTCTTCATCTATAAAGACAACTCTAAGTTTTTTTGGGTCTATCTCTCCATCCAATATCAACGAATATACCAAATGAGATAATGATATTGAGTCCTTTCCACCACTCGTTGATAAACATACTTTTGAAGATGTATCAAATATGTTTTTTATTCTTTTCTTTGCTGCCACCAATACATTATCTTTCTTTGATTTTTTCTCTACTATAGGCATATTTCTTTACCACAATCAGGACAAATTATATAAGGAGTAGTTTGACCATTTACTTTTTTTATCTTTATATTTTTATTAGTAAGAACTATATCACCTTTATCACTAAACTTACTATCTTCTTTAGTGTCAGTATTTTCCATTCTAACCTTATGCTCTTCATCTATTTTTCCATAACTTTCAAGCTCTTTTTGTATCTCTTCATCATTAGAAAACATACTTTTTAAAATTTCAGAGTCATAACCAGGAATATCAAAATCACCTTCCAAACTTATTTCTTCAATAGCTCCCATAAGCATAGAATAATTATTATTTCCTAAGTCAAATAACTTATTATCAGCTACCATTAATTTTTTCTTGGTTCTTTCATCTAAGTTACTTAACCTTAATATACTTGCACTTTCCCAATTAAGTTCTTTCATAGCAAGATATAATCCATTTCCTGCCCATACTATATTATTTTCATCAACGACTAATGGTCTTATCTGTCCAAACATCTTTAAGCTTTTAATCATTTCATTAACTTGTTTTTCAGGATGATTCCTTATATTTTTTTCATTTGGAGTTATTTTAGATAGCTTTTCTTTTATAATTTTCATATTTTTTTTCTTGATTTTATAACATTAGCAATCAATGTAAACAAAAGTAATGATATAACAATCTTCCATCTTACCCCTGCATAGAATCCCCATATCCTTGTAAGTCCCCAACTGGAAACTAACCCGAAAAAAGCTACAGACATAAGAGCTATAATTGTTCCAATGTTAGGATTGTTAAATAATTTTTTTGATACATAATGTAGGGAAGAAACACCAGAATCAGTTGTGCTTGTAGTAATTGCCAAAACACAAATAAAGAAAGGAATACTTACTGCTAAACTTCCATCAAATAAAAGTCCAGCTATCGCAACAAGTAATAGAAACAAACCAAAATAAAGACCTCCCCAAAGAGTGCTCTTTAATTTTTTGTCATTACTCGTCCCCTCTATCCTCTGCCATTGCATCCCAGAAGCAGTAGCACCAGTAATAATGCCAAGAAATGCAGGTAAAATCCAACCCTCTGCTGAAGGTAAAATCCAACTTAGCTCTGCTCTTGCTCCAGTTATTATTCCAGCAATAATAATACCTATAACTCCAATAAATTGTAATGCAAATTGTCCTACATCAGTTAACACAGAACCCCTTAGTCCTTTTTTATGAATAAACCAAACAATTCCAAACCCAATAGCAAAAATAAAATAAGTAAGAAATGGCTCTGGCATAAACCGATAAGAAACTATATCAGTTCCACCTCCTAACCCTGCTTTTAAAGCATTAAGGTTCATAACTATAGCAAAGATACCTATGAATCCCCATAAAAAAATAAATGGAATAAAGTTTTTCCATTTACTTACCCCCTTAACTTTTGTATATAAAAATCCAAAAAGAGGAATACTTAAAACATTACCTATACTCCATATTAGAAATGGATAAAATCCCTTAGATTGCATTATAGCGATACCCACTGCTAAGGCTGCACCCCACGACCAAGTTGCTGCCATAGATATTCCCATTCTTTTACTTGTAAAATCACTTATATCTTCAGAATTTTTTTCTCTCTTTATAAATAAATTTTTTATTTTGTTTAACATATTTTTTTATTAGAGCTCTTTTAATTTCTCTGTGTATGTTTCTATTATACCATTTAGTAGTAATGGACTTCATCTTTTGCCTTTAATAATCTATCTCCTTCTTCAATTCCATATTTTAATTGTATTTTTCTTAAATACTCATCTCTATTTCCATCTAAAAAATGATTGCATTTGACACATTGGCAATGGACATTATGCTCATCAAAATAAACAGGGGTTACTTTCTGGTGGATAAAATGTCCTGCATGCATCTCTTTTATATCTCCTCTCTTC